TCCGATGACAGTTCAAGACCAGATTATGAGAGATGAGTTTGATTTATCCCATAATCTAATTACTGAAGCAAAACTTATGGTAAGGGACAATAAAGACCTATCCATAAAAGAAGCACAGAAAATAATTGACGATAATAGAGAGGAAAATGAGCAGAGAAACCAACAGGGACTCTTTAATCAGCTTCGCCAAGGAGCTTGATAGATTAAACGACGTTGATATTACCCTAAAGGGTAATATAGAGGAAATTTTAAACGACCCTAGAGCTTGGGCTGAAGAACAAGCGTTAAAAGCGGTTGGGCAAAACCTTGAGAAGCTTGTTGAGGCAAGGGAACTCGGTGAAAAATTTGTGAAAGACTTAAAATGAAAGCTAAAATAAAATTATTCAGACCAGATATAAAAGGTATAAAACGGGCTTTGAACAATCACGCAAAAGAAGCTGCGGAATTAAATGCAGAAATGATAAGGCGCAGTATTTTACGAGGTAAGGATGTTGTAACTGGTGGAAATTTCGCCAATATAAAAAAATCAACGAGGTTTTTAAGGGATTGGAAACGGGATGTCGGTATGATATCCGAACCAGTTATTCCTGGTGATAAGCCACTGCTGGATACAGGAAGTTTATATAGTAGCATAAGAGTAAAAAGAGGCAGTAAGCCTGGTACTTATGAAATAATAATGAATGACTATGGAAAACATCATCTGGAATCAAGAACCGTAGCTCCAAGCAGGGGAAATTCTGATACCGAGGGCTCACCAATGGGAATACCTGAAAAATTTAATTTAGTTGGTAAAACAGTTCCCAGAAGAAGATTTTTTGGGACTCCCAAGGCGTTTTTAAGAAGTGGCGAGTACAAAGAATTGTTGATGAGGCTAGACGAAAATATTCGTAAAGCACTTAAAACTAAACCAATCACAATATCTTAGAAGCACAATTATTGTTTAATGTTATAAGTTATGCCTAATGAAAAAGACAGATTTAGAAAGCTTGATAAGCGAGATAGAGAGATTGTTCGATGGGTCTCAGAAATTCTCGTCTGGGAAGTTCAAGTCTTTGATGCAAGAATTAGACAACAGGCTGAGATTCTTAGGAGAGCTGGCGTATCGGAACAATCAGTTATTGGGCTTCTTAGCCAAGACCTTGGCTCCAGGGGGCGCATCTTTGGAGAATTTAGAAGCTCCATTAAGCGAGGAATTGTTGGAGGAATTATGCAAGCTTCACGCAGAGAACTCTATCTGGGGGGAGACGTAAATTACAGATGGATAGTTGCTCAAGGCGTAGAAAATTGCGAAGATTGTTTAGGAAGAGCTGGCGAAGTGGATACTTGGGATAATTGGATGGCAAGAGGGATGCCTGGAACAGGCTGGAGCGTTTGTCGAGCAAGCTGTTATTGTCAAATAGTTCCTGAAAATACTGACATTGACGATGTCATAAAAATAAGGGGTAAATAATGCCATACGGTAAAGGTACTTACGGTAAAAAGAGGGGCAGACCTAAGAAGAAGAAGCGGAAGAAGAAGTAGCTTCCAGCTTCTTTAATTTTTTAATCCAAATACTTCGTTTACCTTTTGATAGTCTCCCAGGCGGGAGCGGTTTCATTCCAACTTTCTCGGCTCTTACTCTAAGGGCGTAGCGTTCTCTTCTAGCTTTTAATGCTTTAGCTTTTTTCTGCTGCTTAGATACTGCCCGCTTTAATTTTTTCTTTTCAGTTATTTTTCTTTTATAAGGTTTATCGTTGCTTTTATCCCGCGCTGGAAGTTTATCTAATTCGTATTCAGCCTCGACAATTTCAGCATCCTCGTATTCTCCCCCAACCTCTGCTTTAAGAAACTTCTCGAAAGGCGAATCTACTTGGACATGGACATTTTTTACTAGCTTTCCGCTATGTTCTAATACTAATCTCCCAGCCTGGACATTTCCAGCCAGTGCTTCCCTAATCATCGCTTCAAGCACCGCTGGCAGCTTAAAACCAAACGCGGTCATATAGGTTTCATAAACCGCCTCAACGAAATATGGGTCCTTCTGCCAATCGTAAACAGTAACATCTGTAACCCCTACATGGGAAGCCACCTCCTTCCTGGTTGAGCTTGGATTCAAAGCAATATATTCGATTGCAACACGCTGCTTCGGGGAGAACTTTTTGGATTGGTCACTCAGCTTTAAAGCAGTGGTTTCACTAAACATAGAAATCCTCGTATATCTTCATATTGTTTGACTTAACTATTTTAAAAACGTGTTGAATTCTTATGCTCCTTATATATAATATATATTAATATTATTTACAGGTGATTGAATATAATATATTTAAGATAGAATTATTGGTTATACTTTAATTTTATTTTTTTATTCTCTGTTTCTTAGTTGTTCTTTTCACTGTTTTGAGGGGAGAGCTAGTAACCAACCCCAAGAGTCGCTCATCCGCCCCTAACCCCTCATATTGTTAGACATAGGGGACTCCTGTAAGTCCAGGTATTGCTAGAGATAAAAGGCTTGACATTGTCAATAGTAGTTAAGTGCTAGTATTGTTAGACTTACAGGCGAATCCAGGAGCGTCCCTAAGTGTTGATATTGTTAGATATAAAGTGCTTGACATTGTCGTTGTTTGGCGGGCGGGGAGGCGTGCGGAGGGTTACACCACACCAAATATACTAGATATAACCAAACATCCTGTTCACCAAATGAACCTATTTCATAGTAATTACGGTGTCAAATGCCTAAATTCAGACCTACCACAAAACAACATGAGGAGCGAAAAAATGAGGCATTTAAATTCAGAGGATAAACAGGGATTCATCAATAATCTATCCTCAAAAATGAATGAAATTGAAAAGCTTTCAAATGAAATGGAAAGAATCAAAACAGATTTCAATTATGCGAATAGAATTTTCGCAGAATCTAGAGGCATCAACATATTATCAATTCTAAATGAGGATGTTTAATTATGAATTTACTGTGTGATATTTGCGGTAGTAAAAAAGAGGTAAAAGAAAAACTGTTTACCTTTTCAATGATTTATTACAATGTATGCAAACATTGTGATGATAGAAATTTAGTAGAAAAGGAACATCACCAATATTTAAATGAGGAGGTTTAATTATGAATGAATGTCCCCAATGTGATAAAATATTTCATGATGATGATTTAATTTATGTTGAATCCTGTGATGAATTTGTTTGTGAATTATGCCATGAAAATAAATTCTTTAAATGTGAACGGTGTGATGATATAGTTATCAATGATAACTGTTGCACTGTTAACAATGGCAGGACTGAAAATAGTTGGTGTCATTACTGTTATGAAAATTACACAATGTTTTGTGAACATTGTGACACTAGCTATGATTACGAAATAGTAAATTTTCCTGAGGAGGACTGTTGTTCGTTTTGCAATGATGACGGAGAACAAGGAGAAATAATTCACAGTTACAGTTACAAACCAACACCAATTATTAAGCTTGTGAAATTCAATTCTAGAAATTTAGAAACGGTAGAAAAAAAGGAAATTGTAGACGTTGGTTATGATGTTTTTAAACGGATGACAAAAAAACGACCAATTATTACAAAAGGAATTTCTGCAAAATCCAAGAAATTTGAAACAGAAATTCACAAGGGAAGTTTTGGAAATTATCAAGAAACCGCAGAAGTTATCGGTTTGGAACTTGAAGTAGAAAATAAACTAGAACAACATTCAATTTCAGACCTTGCAAACGGTCTAATTGATGATATGGACGATAGAAACGAAAGATTCATATATTTGAAACGTGACGGTAGTTTAGATAATGGTTTTGAAATTGTAACGCATCCCCAATCATATGATGCATGGATTACAAACTGGAAAACATTTCAACCAATATTTAAACTACATGAAAAGGGAATTCGTTCACATGATACAAGAACATGCGGATTACATTTTTCAATTAACAGAGGAGCATTTACACCGCTGCAATTGTTAAAATTCTCGACATTCATTTACTGGAATCCGATGTTCATTAAAGATATTTCTAGACGAACTTGGAGGGGTTTGGTCGGTTGGTCGAATATCTTTTCCCAACCATCATACAAAATAACAGAAAATACTTACCAAGAAATAATGAGTGAAAAGAATCATTGGATGCGCAGACAAACAACCTTCAATAAAATTGGTGAAGTTTACTCACCAGTTTACTCGAAAAAATCTTTAATGAGTAATACAAGAAACGATAGAAACACCGCAATTAATCCAACGGGCGATAGAATAGAATGTAGGTTTTTTAGAGGGACATTAAAAGAATCCACTTTGAAAATGAATTTACAATTTGTTCACGGTGTTTTTGAATTTGCGAAACATACGAGTTTTGAAAACTTGAATGTTTTTGAGTTCAAAAGATTTTGCGAAAATAACAATTTAAATTTAGTAGCGGAATATATGAACACAATTCCCCATGATAAAATGGTGTTTTTTACACATTACTATATGGACACCATGAAAAGCGATGAAGATTTAAAAAACAAGGAACACCCAATCTCATACTTTACAATGTATGATGACGAACAATTTAAACTGGAGGCTTAAAATATGTGTGTAGCGGTTTTAAAACCTAAAAAAAGTACAATTGATGACAAAACAATTCGTAAATGTTGGGACACTAATCCTGACGGAGGCGGATTAATGTATGTCAATAATGGAAAAATAATAGTAAAAAAGGAATTAGAGGATGTGGAAAGCTTTATTCGAAAATACCATGAAAGCTTGCCATTTTTCCAAAGTGATGTAATCTTACATTTTCGCATCGGGACAAGTGGACTAATGAACTTAGAAAACACGCATCCTCACAAGGTAAACGAGAATGTGTACATGGTGCATAATGGCATAATTGACAGATGCACAGAGGTAAATTCTAAATTTAGTGATACAATGAAATTTTGTAAATTCATTTCACATTTACCCAATGATTTCATGAAAAATAATTCTTTAATGGAATTAATCACAGGATACATAGAAACCGATAAAATGATTTTTCTTGATAATTTAGGAAATACTAGAATAATTAATGAATCGCTTGGTAAGTGGGTAAATGGCAATTGGTATTCAAA